CCGAGTTGGTGGTGGTCTAGGTCAGAGGTATGGCGGAGGTTCGTTGACCAAAGCTGTAGGGTAACATCCCCTTCAATGACTCTGAGGTAGGAATGTTATGTGTGTAAGTTGCAGATGTACGGCAAAAGTTGCGGGATCTGCACAGACAAGAGCGGTGATGACGATTCGTGAGAAGTTCGCAGACCAAAAGTTCTTGATGTCGAAGTACAAGGATGAACACATGGTTCTTTTATTGGGAGTGGGTGTAAGCTGGGATAAGCTCAGAGCTAGTGATAAACCTACTTCCTTTTTTTTACAAAAGGAAAATATGTATAAACCCCTTCCAGAAGGCATAACAGTAAGGTCAAGCTCTATTGAGGGGCTTGGTCTTTTTGCAACAAAAAAGATTTCTGCAAGTACTTTATTAGGTAGAATTCATATTGCAAATGTAAAAGAACCCGATGGTTATTTAAGAACTCCACTTGGTGGCTTTGGTAATCATTCCGATAATCCTAATTGTGCTAAGATATTGATGGATGAAGAAACTAATGATTGGTGGATCGTTGCTACAGTTGATATACAACCGGGCGAAGAATTAACATGGACTTACACTTTATATGAGATAAAATAATGGCTAGAAAAAAGATTACGATACAACGCGAAAAAGTTAAACCTGTAAAGAAGACTCGTAAACTCTCTGAGGAACATAAAGAAAAATTGAGAGCTCGTCTTGCTGAAATGAGGGCTAAGAAGAAACCTGCAGAGTATAAGAATGTTGCGAAGTCTGTTCTGGCTCTACCAGATGAAGACAAATATTCTATGAAGAATATCAAGGAATGGATTAAGGAATCTAAGGAACAGGTTGCTGTATTGGGTAAGACAGCTAGAAGTATGAGAGTAACCCCTCAAGATAAACAGAAAGCAGCAAATGCTGTTGAACATAAGAAAGCATATATTCGATATATGGAGCATTATTTAAAAACTGGTGATTGGATTAGTACGTTTTCGGGGCCTGAAGAAAATACTAAGGTTATTCCGAGATGTGTAGCAATGGCTTATTACTCTGATGGTACTCCTAAGAGGTCTGTAGGGGTATTCTATCCAGATATTAATGTAGTCTGGACTAAGGGAATGGATGAATCAGAATATGTAACTCTAGAAAATAGAGAATACTCAATGACTGAAACAGTTGCAATGACTGATAAACAATTTAATTCTTCTACTTGACATAATAAATATAACGTGATATACTAATAAGAATAAAAGTGTTATTAGGGTAATCAAGGTGCACAACCTCTCAGCTAGTTGTCCTTCAGCTAGTATTACTCGTGCATACTCATACCTTGAAAAATGATGTGGCTTATGTCGAAATTGTCTAATAACACTACAAACTTTCCATTTTAAGGAAATCGATGTACAATGCATTAATTAAACGTGCAGTAAACACCTTCAAAAAATTTGATGAAGGTATAATGAATAGTGAGGGATCAGCAGAAATGGATAAGCCATCTCTCAAACACATTAAAATGATGATAACTGCAGATGATGATACATCTTTTATATTTGATTTAGATTACGATGAAAAGGGAGATACTAAAGGGACATTTACAGTTTTACAAAAAGATGCAGAAGGTAATGTTAAACAAGTTCCTCTTGAAAATTTGAAAAAGTCAAAAGATGAATCAAATGAAGAGAATACAGAAATACCTAAAGGAATATTATTAAATTAATGATAAGGAATAATTATGGATTTGAAGATTGATTTTGAAGAGAATGATTTTGCTCCAGAAGAGACTCCTAAAGCAGCAGGGGGCACAGAACTTGTACAGAAGTGGTTATTTTCTAGGTTAGATCCAGAAATCAAAAATTATTTTCAATTTGTTGCATCTCGTAAGAGAAAACTTGAAGATAAGCCTCGTTTATTTTGGGTACATGATCTTGCTCAAGATCCAGAAGTTGAGTTTCTTAAAGAACAGAAGAATATGCTGGACTTTGAGAAGGTTATTTTTGTTAGTAATTGGCAACAGTATCAGTATGGTGTTTACTTAGGTGTTCCGTATGATCACGGCGTAGTAATTCAACATGCGATTGATCCCATTCCAAAACATGATAAACCAAAAGACAAAATTTCATGTGTATATATGAGCACTCCACATCGTGGATTAGAGCTTCTTCTTGGTGCTTGGACAGCTCTTAAAAATACTAATAAATCTGAAGCTGTACAGAATGCAGAACTGAATATTTTTTCTAGTTTTAAGATATATGACCGCCCCCACATGGATGAACAATATCGGCACATCTATAAACAGGCTAATGATATGGATAATGTTAATTATCATGGTACTGTATCTAATGATAAGATTAGAGAAGAATTAGAGAAGAATCATATCATGGCATATCCATCAGTTTATATGGAAACAGCTTGTATATCAGCAATTGAGGCTATGAGTGCTAAGTGTATGGTAGTGTGTCCTAATCTTGGAGCTCTTCCAGAGACTTGTGCAAACTTTGCATGGATGTATGGATATGAACCAAATCCAGAAAGACATATTGCTGTTCATGCACATATTTTAGGAAAGGCTATAGAGGCTTATTGGAAAGAAGAAACACAAACTTTATTAACCCTGCAGAAATCGTATTTTGATATGTTCTATGATTGGGAGCTTAGAATGAATCAATGGAATACATTTCTCAATTCTCTCAAATTTAAATTAGATAATCCGTAATGATATTACTTGATTTCTCTCAGACCATGATAGGCTCTTTCATGGCCATGGGAAAGGGTAATGTTGTAGTAGAGGAAGATTTACTACGACATACCGTTTTGAATACTATTCGACAATATAAACTAACTCACAGACATATTTACGATAGTGGTGCGGGGCCTGGCCTTGTTATCTGTTGTGATTCTCCCAAGAATTGGAGAAAAGAATCATTTCCAGAATATAAAGCTAATCGTAAAAAACATAGAGAAAATGATACCACCGATTGGAAATCACTCTTTCAATTTCTAGATGAAATGATTGAAGACCTGCGTAATTACTTTCCATACTATGTAGTGAGAGTAGAGGGGGCTGAGGCTGATGATGTTATTGGTGTATTGAATGAGCATGTAGCTACAAATCCCACTCTTATCATTTCTAGTGATAAGGATTTTCTACAATTACAGAAATATCAAGGAGTTTCCCAATGGTCGCCGTTAACTAAAACTTGGGTAAAGGGCGATCCAGAAGAGTCCCTTTGGGAAAAAATGATCAAGGGGGATGCTGGTGATGGAGTCCCAAATATCTTTTCACCCGATGATATGTTCACTACTGAAGGTAAGAGGCAGCGCCCTATTACTAAAAAGAAGTTAGAATTGTGGAAAAATGATGATTCTGATTGGACTGAAGATATGCATCGAAACTTCCATAGAAACAAGACTATGGTGGATTTAAGCCAAACTCCAGAATCAATTCGTATAAATATAATCAATCAGTACAGGGAGCAGACCCCCAAACATGGTAAGCTCATGGGTTATTTTACTGAGAAGAGATTGAAGAATCTAATGGAACACATTGGAGATTTTTAGTTATGGCTACCAGTTTACCAAGGATTTTTAGTGAGATTGCTAAAGCAAGAACTAAAATACAGAAGAAAGAACTTTTAATAGCATATGATTGTGCAGCACTTAGAGGAATTCTAAGACACGCTTTCGATCCAAACATTAAATTTCTCTTACCGCCGGGTGCACCCCCCATTGTAAAATTTCAAGGAGATGTAGACGAGCCCAACCCAACATACTTACATTATCATATTAGAAAATTGTATTTGTTTGTTGAGGGGGGTCGCGAGGGGTTGACGGATATGAAAAGAGAAGTGCTATTTACACAAATTTTAGAAGGTATACATCCTTCTGAAGTAGAGCTCCTTTTGCAGGTCAAAGATAAAAAGATCAAGTGTAGGGGGTTAACATACAACTTAGTGAAAGAAACTTTTCCAGATTTATTACCATGAGTATAAAAAATTTAGAGGAGAGAATAGTCAATTTAACAAAAGTATCTGCAGATAATGTGCAGACTACAGAGGAAGCTGAACTACGGCAATTGGACATGAGAGGCCCAGATCCACATAAAATAACGGTGGTCTTGGCTAAAGCATTTGGCGTTCAATTAACTATGGATTGGGATTCCAGTATTTCAAAATTTTCCACTACTATTGGTGGAATATCTTGGTACTCTGATTTTGATTATTCAAGCTACCAGCCCGAACTTTGGGAGTCAGGTAGTATCGCCAGAAGTCCCCGCCGCAGCAGAAACTCTCCAATTTAAATCTAGACATCTTGACTATTAGATTCTAGAGTAATTCTACTACAAGAGGTTTATGAAGAAATTCATTACATTTGTGGGGTTTTTTTTAATGTGGTTTAATGTCTTAAATTCAGGCACAACATCAAAGATATGGGTTGGTCTGCCAGATAAAGGCCCAACTGTACCAACAGTTGTCACTAATGCCACTAAATTTCCCACTTTAAATAATATTCCACATCTATTACTAGATCCTAACGAATTAGAATGTATGGCAAAAAACATTTACTTTGAAGCGGCTGTAGAATCAACCGCAGGAAAGATGGCTGTAGCCCAAGTAACAATGAATAGGGTAAAGTCAAATAGATATCCAGATACAATATGTAAAGTCGTTTATGAAGGAAGACATCATGCGAGTGGTCATCCTAAGCGAGACCAGTGCCAGTTTAGTTGGTACTGTGATGGCAAAGGAGATGAACCTAGAGAAACACCAGCGTGGAGAGATTCAAAACATATTGCAAA